AGAGTTAGTTACTTTGTCTGGGTCAAGGTCCATAGACTTAGCGATCTCACGGATGACGTAATCCATCTTAGCAAAGGGTGCAAGGTTAGGATTAGACGCTACCTGCAAGAACTGCATCAGACGTTGAGAGCGTACCTCGTTAGACATCAAGCTTTCAGTACCTGATGCTTTAACTTCCAAGTCACCCTTGATACTTTCGTCGTAGTCAAACTGCATGTTAAACGAGAAGAAAGCTTTGCCTAGTGGGCCTAGCAGGTAGTCATCTACGTTCTTAACTACACTACGGATACTACCGTTAGCTGCAGACATAAGCATAGAGATACCAGAAGCTGTACGCCCTACACCACTAACACCCGTCTGACCGTGTGCGAAGCTAGGGAAGCCAGTACTCTCATCTGCAAGAACACGAGCCTTGTCAAAGAGTTGCATGTTCTCCTGTGCCACGTTAGGGAACTTAGTCCCGAAGATGGCCTGACCTGGAGCACCGCCTTGGCGTCTAAAGATCTTGCCGGGGTACACACTCATGTCTTGTCCTGGTACAAGGTTAGTCTCATCGACTTCCATAATAAGGTTACCAGAAAGTGCAGCATTGTCAATAGCCATACGCATAAAGCCATTCATTAATGTCTGTGTATCGTCCATATTCTCAGCGATACCTACACCAAAGAAGCTGTAAGGGTTGTGCTCGTAAGGAGTGGAGTAGTAAGGAATACGTGCAGGCTTGAAGGGGTTAAGCACCATGCGCAGTATTTCACCGTTACATACCCAGATGTTACAGCTTACTTCGTTTAGATCACGTAGCTCTTTAGGGAGCTTTACGCCGTTCTCTTCAAGAATGTCAACGTCAACGTAGCCCCAGAACTCCATAACCTCCCAGCGCTCAGACTGAGCAGAGATGTCATCGTCTTCCATCTTCATTTCCCAGTGCTTACGCACGTAGTCTGGGCTTTGAGCAATGGCGTTTTCGATAGACTCATCACGGAAGTAAGGACGCCCCTTGAGAGAACGCAGTTGGTTACGTGACATCTTATGACGTTCTACTACATACTCAGCGTCATCCATTGATGTAGACTCTGGGTCTGGGTAGAAGTTCCATACGGATACGTGGTTACACTCAGGTACAGTCTTAACTATAGGAGAGTACTCACCCTCTTCACTCCAGCTAGGGTACTCTTTGTCTACAGCGAATGGGCCTTTCATTACGCCTGTACCAAGTAGAGCCATCTCAAAAGCCATAGAGCGTAGGTGCTTAGATGCACCACTCTCATTAAGCTGATCGTGGATCTTCTTTTCCATCTTCTTAGCTGCTACCATCGCAGGGTGGAAGGACACAGTAGTTGGAGTAGTACCATCACCTTCGATGATCTTATCGCTGACAGGGGACAACTTAGTCTTGAGACCCGCTAAGCGCTCCTGTAGATCAATGATCGTTTCCCCGGGTAGTAGCTTACCGTCATCTCCTAACAGCGCTGTAGGGGCCGCTACGTTCTCTGTGACAGCCCTTCCGTCTTGACCAGCCTTATCTGCGTTAGGGTCTACGTTAATGTGTACCGCATCTGCTACACCGTCTGGTAGTACGGTAGGGTCTACTGCAAGAGGGAACTTGTTATTACCAAACAGTACGTCTACAATCTGACCGTAGGCTGCGAGAGTCTTAGTCTTAGTTACCTTAACGAATACACGTGACTTCTCTGTGTCTGTGAACTGCACGTCTGAACTGTACAAGCCACGGTAGTTACGATAAGCACGTAGCCAACGCTCTTCATCTACAAGTCTAGCATCCTCTGCACGTCCAAAGCGGTCCTTAACGAAGCTAACAACACTGTTAACTGAGTCAAAGAGTTTATCGCTACCATCTTCTGCAGCTACTACTTCATCTGTATCGAAGTTTACGTCTTCTATGTCTGCCATATTTTAATACCCGAATGTTGAGTCTGAAGCTTGAAATCCAGAGCGTTGATCTTTAGCTGGATTGTAATCCCATAGAGAACTACGTGGTCTTGTCATTATACCATAACGTAACGCATCATACAAGTGGTCTTCTGCATTTGTATCTACATCTTCTGGATTTCTTTTGTCCAGAGGGATAGACGGTAGCTGTGCTATTACGTTTGTACAGGTGGAGAAGAACACTAGTCTAGGGTCTTCTGTGTATTCATCTACCTGCAGTCGGCGGTGTAATTCGTTCTTTCCTGATATGCGTGAGCCTTTTGATCTATCAGAGGGACGCCAGCGACATCCCTTCATGTTCATTTGCTCAGCTAGTGATGGACCAGTATCACCACGGTTGTGCCACAGAGAAGAGTCAAGTACTCCATAACGTATAGTTCCATCTTTAGCTTCAGCTTCTAGGATCATATCAGCTAGGTCTGTAGCCGTGACCTTAGAGCAGTACAGCTCTCTGTAAACTATGAGTTGCTCTGACGGGGTTACTGCTAACCATACAACCCCAGTGAATGAACCGTAACCGTAGTCACACGCTCTGAACTTAGTCCACGAGTCGGGTATCTCAAAAGGTTCAACAACGTGTATATTCCTGTTAAACTCAGGAAACGCTGCACCTTCGTTAACGTCCCAGTTACCCTCAAGTAGTTGTTTCTTTTGGTGCTCAGGTAGTGACAGAAGCATTGCTTCGTAGTCGCCACTCTCAGCTAGGTGAGGGTTATCGAATAGACTAGCAGGTATAAACCTACGCTTAAACAGTGGCTCACCAGATCTACTGTGACCTTGAGGGTAAGTTAGAGTTTCACCTGTCTCAATGTCTGTAGCCCAGAAAGGGGTGTTAGACGGGGCAGGGTCAATAAACATCTTCTTAACCCAAGAGTGACCGGGGCCACCAGGGTTGGTTGTAGCCCTCATGTAGAGGCCTAACTCTTTGGAACTACTACGTAATCTTGAGCGCATGTAGTTCCACCCATAGGGTGATTGCCATTGAGTAAGCTCATCGAATGCTACGTAGTTAAACGCCTGCCCTTGGTAGCGCATAACGTCTGTGTCTTTGTCGAGGTAGGACATCCAAAGACGCCCTCCTCGGGGTGTGGTCCACTGAGATTTACGTTCTGACCACTTTATACCGGGTATAGCTTTAGGGTACAGGTCTTGGCTTTTCTGTATTAGTTCCCTAAGTTCTTCTGTTGTGTGACGTACAAGTAGGCCACTAAAGTCTGGGTTGTTCAAGTCACGTAGTGGATCTGCTAGCGTGGCATATGATTTACCTCCACCAGCTGCCCCACCATATAGTACTTCTCTCTCACTAGACGCTAGATATTGTGTCTGTGGCCCTGGGTTAGGCTGAAATACTACCTCTTGTGCAGCTATAGGGTCAAACTCTGCAGGCTTAACCTGAGCTGGAACTGTTGTCTGGCTCGTCTTCTTCTTCGTAGGTGTAGTAGCCGAGCCTTTCTTTTTCGAGGATTTCGTACTGCCTGAGCGCTTTTTCGAGCCGCTGGGCAAGCTTGCGTTTAATTGAAGCAAGTGACTTACGTTTTCGTTCGACATCTATACGCTTTTTCAACCCCATATGTGAGATATACCTGCCTGACTGTGTTGATAGCCAAGCACTGACTTCCCTGTAACTATACTGCTTTAGGTGCTTCTTTGCAAGTACTAAAAGCTCTAATTCTTTAGTTATAGGTTTTAGCCAGTCCTCATCATCTGGGTCTATCTCGTAACCAAACGGAACTTGAGGCGATAATCGTGGGATTCTCTCCCATCTTTTTACTTTAAAGTCAGGCTTAGGCAACATCCAGTAGCCTATGCTCTCACGTTCTTTCGTCTTAGTCAGTCGTTGCATCTTGCTCTTTAGGTGGTAAAATGAACAAGCCACCTGAGGCTTGCACTTCTACTCGCTCTGTCTTTACAATACCTGCACGATCAAGTACTTCTTTGGCTGCAGACATCTTCTCTTTTACGCCAAGCTCTGTAGGATCTACAAGAGCCTGACCAAAAGCTACAGCTGCCTTAGGACCAATACGTGCCATGTACGTCTTAGTACCATCAAAGATCTCATCCTTAAGAGAATCAATGATAAGTCTTGTAGGCGTGTTATCACTGTACCCAGCAAGTTTCTTAGCTTTCACTACGTCACCGCCAGCCTCATCGAAGAGTACCTCTAAGAACTTAACTTGATTCTCTGTAAGTTGTCGTGCCATTACACTACTTTCTTATGTTTGACTATCTGTACCGTAGAACCGTTGTTTGATTTCACCACGGGTAATACCGATGTCTTTTAGTTGTTGGTCACTCATGTTGTTAAGTAACCAGTAGTCAGCTCTCATTTGCTGTGCTTTTACAAGTGAAGTACCAATAGAAACAAAGAATTTAGTTACTGCTTTAAAGGTACGTTTGATAGAGGTAGTTACTGCGATTTTAAGTTGGCTTGGGTAGTCGTATGTTAAGTACATTAGTGTAGTCTCCTGTGTTATGCCTTTATTGGCAACTACAGTTATACTACATTATGGTGCTATTTAGAACTGCTATGTTGGAATACCCGCTAACCAATAGGAACAAAGGTCTCTGTTACAGTAAGAATGGTGTCAATATGCCCAGCGCTTACTGGGGTTACTTGTATCTTGTCACCAGGTTGGAGTACTAAGTCTATGTTAATAAATGTAGTGTTATCGCCTGATCCTAGACTCTTACCAGATAAGAAGTGCGACGTGTAGTTATCTGCAGCTACGTACCACACAACGTCTACAGAGTTAGTACTACCTCCACCGTTTACTACATGTACAAAGGTAAGCTCCGCTACACAGTTAGCTGGACACGTATATACATCCTCTGTAGTAGTGCCACTATTGTGACCATACACAGAACGCATACGTGAGGCTTTACCTTGGTTGAATAAACTCATTTCTTTTTAGTAGCCTTCTTAACTGTCTTAACTACCCAAGCCTCATTTACATCAGGAGTATCGGGGTTGTCAGCAATGAAATGTCCATTTTCATCACGTGCTCGTACCACTTCCAGATCCTCATCTTTAACCTCTACCTTTTTAGCTTTTTTCTTAGCTGGTTTAGTTTTAGGCGTAGGAGAAGCTTCAGCTATACGACAGATCTCATTTACGTTAGCGTCTTTACTTTGTACGTTACCGTAGTTGTCTTCACCTGCAGACTGGTTACCCGTAGAGTCCCACACGTAGCCGTGCTCATCTACACGATAACCTGCAGCCTCAAGAGCTTCCTGGTATTTGTGATAATACTTCATTAGGTAGTCTTCTTCATAGGACGCTCTGCAGGGTTAGATGCACCACACATACCACCCTTGTTGTAACCCATCTTCTTCTTAGTCATACCACCCTTCATGTAGCCCATCTTCTTAGCTACTTCAGGTGCTTCTTTCTTAAGTGCTTTCATGCCTTTGTTCATCATAGTCTTATTCCTCTTCCATCATAATTGAATCTTTACAGTCCCAACCTTGGCAGGACTTCTCTTGGCTACATACAAACTCAAACTTAGTACATGCACCTAAGCCTGACTCAATGTTTAAAGACTTCAAAGTACGAGCACGGTTGTCAAAGTAATCACAGTTACCACAAGTCTTAAGTGCAGCAATATCTGCGTCTTTATTCCACGCCTTGCCTAGTTCCTCAGCAGAAGCACCATACATCCAGTATGTCTCTGCACGGTCACGGTTCTTAGGGTCTACCTCTGGCGGCTCCCCTAGCATTAAACTCATACCCATCATCATAGTATCACTTCCTGTACTTGGCTGTCTTCTTAGCTATCTTCTTTGGCTGAGCTACGAATTGTTTACCTGCCTTAGTACCTTTACGCTTGGCAGCACTTGTAGCTTTATACTCAGCAGGGGTTAAGGCATCTCTAGCTTTCTTAGGGAGGTAACGCTCACCTGTAGCCTTCTTA